AACTTCTTGTGCGGCAGATACAGGACGAGATAGCCGCCCTTCTTGACCAGCCGCCACCACTCCCGGAGCGCCTTTTTGTAGTCCTGGATGTGCTCCAGCAGGTGCGAGGAGAACACGGCATCCACGCCCTCGTCGGCGAACATCGGCAGCTTTTCGCAGGATTGCACATAGATGTCCGGGTTGACCGGAATCCCAAATGCCCCTTCGTGGTGGCCGTTGTCCACGCCGATGAAGTGAGGGAAGGTTTTAGACTTCCCGCACCCCAGATCCAGAACTACGCCGCGAGTGTAGGGAACGATCTCCCAGCGGATCTTCGCGGATTCATCGCCCTGCTTGTCATCAATACGCCAGACCACAATCTCTCTCCAGAGTTATTTTAGTAATTCTGGCCGGTAAATTTTTATTAGTTCGACGGCCCATGCCACCTTGTCCTCTACTCTTTGTCCCCAAGGTTGGCTCGTTGACCACAATTCCAGATTTTCTATTCTGTTGTCTGTTTTGATGCCATTCTTATGATGGACGTTTTCATGAGGCAGCAATTTGCGTCCTATGTGCTGCTCCATGATCCAACGATGCTCACGGACTTGTTTGCCATTAACAAAAATAGACTTATATCCGTGAAACCCGCATACACTTCCCTCGCCGTTTTTTGCCCTTTTCCTTTTTGCCCCGCCATTCCTTCTTAGTATTTGATAATGGTTTGAGCATAATCCCAAAGCGTGAGCAGGATGATTGCAGCCATCTGCTTTGCACGTTCCGCGCGGATGCCATTTTTCTATCCCAGCATCCCTGCGTTTCTTTTCTTGGTAATGCTTGGCACACAAACCAAGGCCCTTAATTTTTTCTCCGCAGACAGAGCAAGTTTTTATTATTTTCTCAAATTGCATAATTCCTCCGGTAAACACTAGGTATCACCGGAGGTAATTATACACCATCACTCTCTATCGAGGTAGTTATTGCGCTCAGCAAAGCCCGCGTAAGGCTTGCTTCGCATCTTGCCCTTCATCTGCCCGTGATCGCTGTAGCCAATCGCCTCGCCGTAGAACAGGTCAGCATGCTCGCCGGTATACTGATCGTCGGTGGCAATCATCGGATGATGCGTAAAGCCTTCCTGCAACGCATCGGCGGTGGCTTGCATGGCAGACACGTCCGAGTCGCCGGCACGCATGGAAAGCGGCATCTTCTGCTTTTCCACAACAGGCTCACCAATGCCGGTAGGCGGCAGGACGTTGAAACGCGGGATTTTCTCCCCGTACACATCCAGCGGCGGCATATGGTCGGTCGTGACGCGGCGGTAATAGGGATTGCTCCCGCCGTTGTCGTGGTGTTTCTGTGATTCAAATACCCAACTCTCGCCATCTTCCGGCTGGTAGTTCGGGATAGAAACCTGGAATTTCTCTTGCCTGATCGGCATTGCTGCTCCTCGCGAGCAGGGAGGGCCGAAGCCCTCCCTCGCTCATTACTCCGGGATATCCCGTACCGGGAACGCCCCGTCGCCGGGGTAGCTGATCGCAGTGACCATCCGCAGCGGCATTTCATAGATCGCCGCATACTTCTGGTCGCTGATATCGTGACCCGGAGGAAGCTGGTTGAACATGGCCGCTTCCCCGTAGGGAGTGCCCTGCTTGTACAGCCACCCGCCAGAGGCATCGAATCCCGGATCGTCGAGGTTGACGCTTTGCTGCCAGGAATCCATGCCTTCGATTTTCCCGTTAAGGGCAGCATCGCCCATCGTCGGGAAATTGAATGCCGTCTCGTTCGAATAGGTGGTATCCCTATTCAGCGGGCCGGCATTGGAAGGGGAACGGCCGGGATTCGGAATACCAATCCCGTCGTTCGTCCTCATGCTGCGATTTTTGATCGCAGTGCCCATCTTCGCCATACGTCCTCCTTAGACGGTGAAGTTGGCAAGCGGCTGAGTAACCACCTCAATAGCGCCGCCCGTGTAGGTGCTGGTCGCGTCCGCGCCTTTCTGGACGTAGAACAGATCACCTTGCAGGGTCGTCACTTGGTTTGTGGCGACGGCAGGCGTCAGAGACAGCACGCCGGTCACGCCGGAACCAAACGTCCCGTAAGCGGTGGTAGTGGTAGTCGTTCCGCTGATCTTCACCAGAGACACCACATCACCGACGTTCGTGGTACTTGCCGTGGTCGCCCACAGCGTGATCGCCTTAATGATCTGGTTGGTGAAAGAAACATACTTGGTCCCCGCCGCAGAAGCCCCGTTAAGCTGGCCTTGCGTATAGAACATCGGGGTTTCGTATGCCGGATGGTCGTATGCCTGACTTTTAATTGCCATGATTTCCCCTTAAGCGGCGCTGTCCCACTTCACGATGCGAACGTTCGCAGCGAGAGTGTGGACAATCCCGAAACCGCCGAGGTAATACCAGGCGACGCCCTTCGACCGACCGTAATCAGACGGGATCTTCCCTCGCATTTCCTCAGGGACGGCAATCGCTTCCGCCACCGTGTCATTGCCGAAGAAGAAAATCCAATCCGACTTAGCCTGCGACCAGGCGGTCGTGGTAATACCGTCAGTGCCGGTTCCCTTGGCGATATTGGTCTGTTCAACGTAGCGAACATTCTCATACCGGCCAATTTCGCCGTTCATGATCAGCTTGAAGCCGGTATCCGAATACTGGTGGATAGTTTCAAGGTTGTTCTTGAACGTGCGAAGGGTCGTCGGCCACGCCAGAGCGTAATAGTCATCCCCGATGTAGGCGGGAATGTTGCGCTCTTTCATGGTGTCGACGATGTACTTGGCATGACCGTTATCGAATGCGGCCGTATTGGTCGCCGTCGCCGTGCCGTTGGTGGTCAGGACGATATTCGCCGTCGTCGAACCCGAGGAGGTGTTAGTCGCCACCGCCCGCAGGAGAGTCTGGTTAAATTGCGTCCAGGCCAGACGGTCAAAGGTCTTGACCGCGTCATTCTTCAGCACCTTCTGGATCAGTTCGATAACCGGGAATTTCGAGAGGTTATCCAGCTTGCCAGAGAACGGAATGGAGTTACCCGCTTCAGTGATCGTCAGGGTGCCCTGAACAATCGTGAAGTTGGTTTCCGGCATGGTGTTGGTTTCGGTCAACACACCGCCGGCAGTCGCCACGTCCGAGAATACGTCCCAGGTGAACGTGTCGCCCTTCTTGCGTCCCTGCTGGCTTGCGTCGCGAACGTCGCAGAACTGGCGGAACTTGACAAGGGGCTGCACGGCCATCCGGAGGACGTTGCTCAGTTGCCGGCTATAAAGATAGCCACCAAGAGAGCTGGTCGCCCATACTTGACCTGCCATTTAACTGCTCCTAATGAGAGTAGTACCGCTGACCGCGCCTTTCCGCCTCTTTGCGGATGTAATTGCGGTTATCGGTGTCATCGTCGATGTCCTCCTCAACCTCTGCGGCAACCTTTCTGGAAGCCTGCTTCGGCGGGTTCTTCACCGACTCTTTGGCAGCGATCTTTGCTTCACGCCGGGATTCTTCACCGGAGGCAGCACGCCAGGCATTCAACTTGCCGCGCAACTGATCGCCAATCGCCTTGTACCGCTCGGCGTAGGGACGCTTATCCCCCTGCTGCACCAGAGCGGCATCCAATCCTGCCGCCAGTTGCCTCAGGAGATCGTCGTTGGCGATATCCGGGTAATCCTTGTGAAACTGTTCTGCCGCTTGACGCCAAGCAATGCGCGCATCAATCGCCTGAACAACGTCCGCCTGCTTGACGGATGATTGCTCTCGGATTTTCCTCAGCGCAGCTTTTGCTTCGTCCTCCGTGCCCATTTGAATCGCCCGGACCAGGGCGGCATCTTCCTCATCATCGTTGGGATGCGCAACGCTGGCAACGTCCTCGCGGGATGGTTGCTGATTCCTGAGGGCCTCTACTTCGGCCTTAGCCCGCGCGGCTTCCTGGAGGTAGGCATCTGCCGCCTCGACCTTCTGCGCACGGGCAATCAATTCTGCTTCGGTCAGTTCAAGGTCGCGTCCGTTGACCTTGATCTTGTATTTCTTCGCTTCCTGCGACGGCGTTTCTTCTTCTGCGGGCTCGTCACGTCCCACATCACCGTCCTCAGCGAGCGCCGCCTGCTTATCGCCTTCAGGATCGTCCGAATGAGTGTCCTTGACCGCGAAATCAGGGTCGTCTTTGATGTATTCTTCTTCATTCTGGTCCGCAATGGCTTCCAACGCCTTCATACGGGCGTCATGACCCTCGGCAGCGGGCTGGATAATCTTCGATTCGGGAAGTTCTTCCTGCTTTTCGGTGAAATCGGACAGATCACTCATCACTCTCTCCTGTCAAGGCCCGTTCGGCTTGATATCCGGCCGTCACGGCTTCGTTTAACCAAGATTCCATGCTCTCTAATGCGTCCGCTTTGGCCTGAGCCGATGCTACGGCGCTCGGATTGGCGGGATCGGCCGACCTCAGCGACCGGATTGCGTCAGCAAACGAGTCCTCGATGCGTTGCACAAGGTATTTCCCGAGATTGGTGCCCAGGAAAATCTCCACTTCGCGGCCGAATATCGCCGCTTCCCGCAGTTCGTCTCTCTCCAGCATCAGTCATCATCCATCGCAAGGATTATTGCAATCATCATCGCCTCGGCATCCGATATCGCGTCCGCCTCAGGCTTCTTTTTCTTCTTCGGCTGCTCGACATAGGCGGGCATGACGCTCGCCAGAACTGCCGGGGTCGCCTCCGGCTTAGCCTCCGCTACCTCGCGCCGGATTTCCTTGCGCTCTGCCAGTTCGCGCTCGGACTGCTCTGCTTCCTTTTTCCTGCGCTCGCGTGCCTTGCGCTCCAGGATCTCCAGCTCGCGGCGGCGCTGAGGCTCTACGCCGTCATCCAGTGGATCGCTGCCGTGACCGCCTTGCGGGGTGGTCACGACCACTACGGGCGGCGCAGGCGGCGTGTTCGGCAAGGCGATATTGACCCAGCTATACTGCGCCGCCGGCTGTCGAATCTGCTGCGGATTCGGCCAGTCGTACTGATTCGGCGGCAGCGGGACCGGCGGCTGATAGAGCGTCGATTCCAGCAGATTGTTCGTCCAGAACAACGCTGCCGGCGGGAACTGCTGCGGAGTCTGCCAATCCGACTGCACAAAAGGCGTGCTGCTTGATGTCGGCAGAGTCGATTCAAGCAGGTTCTGCGTATACCCCGCGTAACTGTAAGTCGCCACCCTTGGCAGCGGCCAGTCATACTGCGCAATCGGCGGAACAGGCGGCGGAGGCGCCGCCAGCGTGTTCGTGAGCAGGTTGACGGCATCGAATGTCTGCCGCGACTCTGCCGTACCAATATTGCCCCAATCGTAAGGACCGGGAGGGCCGCCTGTGACAACTGGCGCGCTGAGCGTGCTGGTGAGCAGATTCTGCTCAAAGAATGGCTGCGGGAAAGTTGCCGCATCCAGACTTCCGCCGAACGTGAACGGACCAAACGGCCCCAGGCCCGATGTCGCCAGCAGCCCATCTTGCAGGTTCGGGACATTGGTATCGCTACGCCAGGTGACATCCCGGTAGCCCGGCCAATCCGTCTGCTGGAATGGCGGCGCGGTGATCTGCGCCGGGTAGGTCACCAGCAGGTTGACGGACTGCCACGCCGGGATCTGCGTAGTCTGCTTCGGCCCCGGCCAATCCTGCTGGCGGAACGGAACGGCATTGCTGCTTGCCAGCAACGGCTCGTAGCTGTACTGCCACCCCGGCGTGCTCTGGCCAAGCGGACGATATCCCGGCCAATCGGTCTGATTGAACGGCGGGGTTGTGACCTGTACCGTCGAGAGCAGCGTCGGCAGCAGGTTGACCGAATCGAAGGTCTGCCGCTGTTCAGGCCCCGCCAGGCCGCCCCAATCATACGGCCCCGGCGGCCCGCCCGGCTCCGGGTAGTTGACGAGGACGTTCTGCGCCTGCCACGCCTGGATCTGCAGCGCGGCCTGCGGGGCCGCCTTCCAATCGTATTGATTGAACGGCAGCACGCTCGCCACAATCGGCAAAAGCGTATTGGTCGATAGATCCTGCTGGCCCGTGCCTTGAGCGGGCAGAGTCGCCTTGTAGGCCGGCCAATCATACTGATTGAACGGCTTTTTGTTACTCGTCCCGAGTAACGCCTGCTGATTCGGCTGCATCCACGCCTGAGGGGGCGTTGGAGCGAGCTTAGGCTGCGGCCAATCTTTTTGCGTAATCAGCGGCAGCGGCAACAGGACCGGCGCGGCTGATAGCGTGTTCTCCAGCAGGTTGACCTGCTGCCACGCCTGGACCGGCATCGTGACCTGATATGCCGGCCATACTTTCTGGTTAAACGGCTGCTTATTGCTCGTCGCGAGCAGGGCTTGCCGGTTGTGCTGCGCCGTCCAGACTGGCGGCGACCAGACCGGCAGTTTCGGTGCCGGCCAGTCTTTCTGATTAAACGGCTGCTTATTGCTCCCCGCTAGAAGCCGCTGCGGGTTTTGCTGCTGCCAATCAGGGTTAGGCGGTACGGGGACATACCGCCCATACAGCGGTGAGCGAGGATCAGTCGCCATAGCTCACCGCCGCCCCTCGATTAATACGGTTCGTAAATGACGTGCGCCGAATACGATCCGGAAGTGGTGCCGGTGAAGAAAGACAGCCCGGACTCGCCAAGCTGCGCAGTATTCCCCAGTTGGCTGAATTGCTGAGTCGGAGCCGCCTGCCAGCGGATAATGCCGCCAAAGAGATTCAGGCCCAGGTTAATACGACCGTCCGACGCAGCATTCGAGCGGGTCGGCCCGGTCGCCGCTGCGATGAAAGTGACCGGAGCGGCCGCCAGGGCAGCGGTAGACGGGTGCATCGGACCGTCAGAGCCCGGTGTCGCGAGCGTGGTCGGCGTGGTCTCCAGCGTGCTCATGCGAGCCCATACGCCAAGCGCCGGGGCGCTGGAAGTCGCGAAGCCCGAGACAAGAATCTCGAAGATGTCGATCAGTTGCGTGCTCGATCCGCCCTTGATCGCCATGAAGCCGGAAGTGCCGACGGTCGCGTTATCGGCAGTGCCCGATCCGCTGGTGGCCGCCATCGTGGCGAAAATTCGCTTAGCCATGCTGTATTACCTCGCTTGCAGAAGTTGGAGTGAGTATTGGACTGCTTGGCGGGCCGCTTACAGTGAATCGTCCGGTCTGGACTAAATCCACCAGTTCCCGCCAGCTCCGGTGGACATAATTCGGTTGCGTTGTGGCCGCTTTGCAGGTATCGCAGATATAACGGTCACAACTTGGGCAATACGCTCTCTCCCGCTTCCTGAATGG